AGGGCAGTACTCTCGGCCTTGGCCCAGAAGCTGCGGCCGCAGGGGCGGATTTGTGGAACGCCGCGCGCGTTAACCGTGTCTTGCGTTTCGATCCAGATTTAACTTCTGGCTCCGTTTTCGCTATTGTCGATTTGGCAGGTACCAACCATCAGCTTAATTATGATGATTTGGTTGCCATTTCTCAAACAGGTAGTGTTGGCAATACTGCAGCGTGTACCCTGGTTCACAGGCTGTCGGTACTTAGTCAGTCTCTTGATCAGAGTGTAACCGATCAGGATAATCACATTCACTTAGTGTTTGTTGGAACCGGCGTTACGTCGGACGCCCTGGAAGCCTTCATTGATACTGGTATGGGATCGTTAAGTTTTACTGAAGTAGATGATTTTATCAATGCTTCGGCAACCCGACCCGGCGCTCTCGTTGGTACGGCGACGTGGGGATTAGAAGATACTCCCGACATCCCGGAGATCAACATCCAGATCGACTCGGTGGCTGTTACGGCTATCACCAAGAAGCTCAAGGCTAAGTGGACTCCGGAGTTAGGACAAGATCTTAACGCCTACCACAACCTTGATGCCGAGGTGGAACTGACTCAGATTCTGTCTGAGCAGATTGCCCTCGAGATTGATCAGGAAATCCTTGAGGATTTGGTGGTCGGTGCGACTGCAGCTACTCGTTGGTGGTCACGCCATCCGGGTCAGTTCCTCAATCGGGAAACTGGCGCCGTCTCCACTGTTACTCAGGACTTTACTGGTAACGTGAGTGAGTGGTATGAGACGCTCATTGAGACGATCAATGATGTGTCTGCACAGATCCACCGTAAGACTTTACGCGGTGCGGCTAACTTTGTGGTTTGTTCCCCAGAGATTGCCAATCTGCTTGAGTTTACGGCTGGCTTCCGTGCTAATGTGACGGCTGATAGCGACCGCGGCGACGCGGGTGCTGTTAAGGTCGGTTCACTTTCGAAGAAGTTCGACGTTCTCGTTGACCCGTACTTCCCGCGCAACCTTCTGTTGGTTGGGCGACGTGGAAGTAGTTTCCTTGAAAGTGGTTATGTGTATGCGCCCTATGTGCCGCTGCAGACCACGCCTACTATCTTCGGCGTTGAGGACTTTGTTCCTCGCAAGGGTGTCATGACCCGTTACGCCAAGAAGATGGTGCGTCCTGACATGTATGGTTTGGTGCTCGTCCGCGGGCTCGAAGACTAACGTACTCGACGTAAGGTCAAAATAGTTAAAGCCCCGTCTCTTTGAGGCGGGGCTTTCTATATAGTATTAGACGCACAGAGGAATATAAATGGCCATCCCGAAGCTAAACCCGGTTTCGACAACTAATACTAATATTTTGCCCGCAACGGGAAGCACCGCGAACGTTGCAGCGACCCTTCCGTTTGGAATGTATACGACGGCGGCTTTTCTCTCGGGAGCAGCCGATCAGGTTGCCTATACTTACAAAAAGCTCGGTGGCGATGTATTAGATATTGAGCTGACGGAAGGTAATGTATATTCTGCATATGAAGAAGCTGTACTAGAGTATTCATATATTGTCAATATTCATCAAAGTAAAAATTCGTTGTCCGATCTGCTCGGTGCTGCCACAGCGTCTTTTGATCAGGATGGACAGATTGTGACGGGGCATGCCCTGTCCGGCTCGGATATTGAATTGAGGTATCCACGGTTTGACTATGGGTATGTTAACCGCGTTTCGGAAAGGATAGCAACGGAAGCCGGCTTTGGGGGCACCACGCCGATTTATTCGGGTTCGATCACTCGCTCCAGCAAGTCACAAGATTATGATCTACAGAGTTTGTTATCGGCTTCCTCAGCCCCGGGGGGAACTACGGCTGCCCCTTACTTTGGGCGCATTCAGGATAAAAGAATAGTTGTGAAAAAGGTGTTTTTTAAAACCCCTCGCGCAATGTGGAGATTTTATGGATACTATGGAGGATTTTCAGTTGTGGGAAACCTCAGAACTTATGGCCAATATGCTGATGATTCAACTTTCGAAATAGTACCCGTATGGCAAAATAAGCTTCAAGCCATGGCCTATCAAGATGCGTTATATACTCGTATTTCTCACTATTCTTATGAGATATATGATAATAAATTAAGAATTTTTCCGCGCCCTGATTCAACGAGCCCCTTAAAGTTTTGGGTTCAGTTTAGTATTGAGCGAGATTACGAGCCATGGGAAGAAACGGGCCGCGGCAAAAATGGTATTAAGGGTGTTAATAACATGAATACGCTGCCCTTTAATAATATACCTTACAAAAGGATTAATTCTATTGGCAAACAATGGATCCGTCGTTTTGCGCTGGCTTTAACCAAAGAAATGTTGGGACAGATTAGAGGTAAGTTTAGTACGGTGCCCATTCCCGGGGAGTCCGTCACCTTGAATCATTCTGAATTGCTCGGGCAAGCTAAAGCTGAACAAGATGGGTTACGCGAAGAGCTCAAAACTATCCTCGCTGAGCTTACGTACAGCAAGATGGTCGTCGAAGATGCCACCGTACGCGACTCTACACAAAAAGTCCTCGACAGCGTCCCCGCTGGCATTTATCGGGGGTAGGTGAAGTATCATGGGCCGTAAAAAATCAGCTCGGAGTGCTCCGCCACGTACCGAAGCTCAAATTCGTGACACCCGTAAAAATCGCTACAACTATATTGGCGATAAAGACGTAGCTTCAAAGCTTCACGAAGTCGAAGTCATGCCCTCCACTTTGGAAACCATTGATGGGGCTATGATAAAATTTATAAACGAGGAACTTAATCTTTCTGTTACGAATAATGAAGGTTTCAAAAAGGTACCTGTCTTATGGGTGACAGCGGAAAGGGCATATCAGCTTAAGCACAATAAAGATATACGGGATTCCGAAGAGACACTGATTCTTCCTCTGATTACTATTAATCGGTCCAGCGTAACTAAAGAACCGGATTTTCGCGGCAGTGTATACGCCAATTTATATCCCGTGAATGATGCACGGGGCGGCACCATTACGGTGGGTCGTCGTATTAATCAACGGAAAACCGCCGAATTTCAAAATGCTTTTTCAAAACGTAAAGTTGGAATAGATAAAAAGGTAGGGGGCAAAATGCTCAACACTAATAAAAGGAATATGTCTACTCAACGGGTTGTTTATGAAACTATCACTATCCCGTTACCGGTATGGGTTAAAGTAATTTATGAGATCACCGCTCGCACCGAGTATCAACAACAGTTGAATGAACTAATCTCTCCTTTTTTAACGGTTCCTGGTAATTCACGAACCCCGAAACGTATTAGTAATGAGGGTCACTTTTATGAGACGTTTATTGAAGGAAGCTTTAGCGATGGGTCCAATCAGGCCAGTCTCGGAATGGACCAGCGTAATTATGAGACCACCATTAATATCGAGGTGCTAGGATATCTGGTAGGAGAAGGACAGAATCAAGAAAAACCCAAAATTGTACGACGCGAAAACGCCGTTGAATTTCGCTTCGCCAAGGAAAGGACTATTTTTGGTGATATTCCAGAGAGTATTAAGGATGGATTTTACAGAGAATAGTACCATTGCAACTATTTAACACTATTTAGTTTTGAACGTTTTTAGCGTATAGGAGAACCTAACGAATGTCAATTAAAAATTATAGATTTGTATCGCCGGGAGTGTTTGTTAATGAAATTGACAACTCCCAGGTACCTGCTTCTCCCGCGGGTATCGGGCCAGTTATTATAGGACGATCAGCAAAGGGCCCGGCCCTGCGCCCTATAAGCGTAAATTCGTTTGCCGAGTATGTCCAGGTTTTCGGCGCCCCGGCCCCCGGCAGCGCCGGCGGCGATGTGTGGCGCTTGGGGAACAACACGACGGCTACCACCTACGGGGCATATGCAGCCCAAGCTTATCTGCGTAATAGTTCTCCCCTAACTTATATTCGATTATTGGGCGCTGCGGATGCGAGTTATACCGTAGGCTCTGGCGAGGCTGGTTGGACGCAGGCGAATGCCTGGGGACTTCTTGTGATGCAGCCCACAACGAGCTCGCATGGTACCGGATTCAAGGGTGACGACTTTACCGCTGTTCTCGGGGCTGTTTTTTATGCTCCCGTTACTGTAGATTTTAA